AAAGCAGGATATTTTAAATATATTTATTGTATCAAAATTGCTAGCAGATGCAAAATTAATATTTGTTAAAAAATATAATAATGCAGTATATAATACAAAACACTTTGTAGATGATGGTAAAGGTGGGTTAAGAGTAACTGCCCCGGAAGGATATGTGGCAGTTGATCGTATTGGTCAAGGAGTTAAATTTGTAGATCGAGTAGAATTTAGTAGAGCTAATTTTGCAATGGATAAAGGTTTTACTAAGTAATAACTGTATATTTATATAAAAATAATAAAGGACATTATGAATGAATCCAAATTAAGAGAAACTATACGAACAGAGATTCGTAAATCTCTAAAAGAAGTTGATGTTGTAAAAGGTGTAGAAACAGGAGCCGATCGATTAGATAAACAACCTGGCGTTAAAATGCTCAAAAAGGCCTTAGGACAAGGATCACCAAAACAACAAGCAGCTGGATTAATTAAAGTAATTAATGCAATATCTGGTGGTAGTAGTGCAGTTAAAATGCATTTAATATCAATGTTAAAACCAAAAGATGCATTGGGGTCACAAGAACAGCCCGTAGGAGAAGCAAATACTCCAAATATGGTTGATCGAAGAATGGGACAATTTAAAGATGAGTTTGCAAAGAAAATGCAAGGAAAAAGTGCTGTAGTGCAAATGGATCTTGTTACTGGATTAGTTGCAGATTTAGATTTAAAAGGCAATGAAGCAACGTTTTTACAAAAATTAAGAAAAGTGTTAAGTAAAAAGAAATAACATGTCAAGTAAGTTACAAAATATAAAAGCTGTAAATGAATTACTAGCTGGGAATCATAAATCTCAAACTAGGAAATCAATTTACACAGGTTCTACAAAAACAGATACACCAGAAGATGATATATTAGAGCGATTTGATGATGGTAAGCCAAAAATTTGGATTGAAACGTCTGCTAAAGGAATTAGAACACGAGTTACTCAACATGACGGATTTAAGTCACGTGAACCTGAAAATTCGGTTTTAAAAACAGTACAAGATGCATTATCAGTTCCAGACAAATGTCCTAAATGTGAAACTGAAATGCGTGGCAATGAAAAAACTTTAAATTTTAAATTTTGGTTTAAACGTAAAATGTGTTTTGGATGTGTATTATCAGAAGAACGCCGTATAAAGGCTAAAGGTGAAGATGCATGGAAAAAATATCAAAATAATATAATGTCTGCAAATGCAGAATCATGGTTTACAGATACCGATAAAGAAGTAGATATAGTGAAACAATCTTTGAAAGAAACTGTTTGGGGAAATGCTAATGGCGAATTTGGAGAAGTAGATATATCTGCCCAAATAGAAAAAGTTGAAACAGATTATAATAAATTTAAAGAAACAATTAGAAATCAATTTGCGGAGAATAACAATGGCAAAAAATAGATCATTAAATAAAATTGGAAAAGAATTTGATTCATTGGTAACAGATATGAAAAAAATGGCTAGTGAGTATGCAAAAGCAGATGGTTCAAAAAAACAACAAATGGTTTCCAAATTAAAACAAATGACCAAAAAGAAAAAACAATTACAATCTGAAATGGAATCTGCAGTAAATGCAGCTGATAAAGATGTCGAATTACAGATAGACGAAATGGCGCAGTTAATACGTAAAGAAGTTACCAAATTAATAAAAGACGAATATGGGTATATTAAATAAAATATTTTCTGGCGGCGCAGCTGAATTAGTAGAGGGTGTAGGCGGAGTATTGGATAACCTAACAACTACTAAAGCTGAGAAACTAGAAGCTAAACGTAAAATGCAAGAATTGATTAAAAATCATGAAGCTAAAATGGAACAAAATATAACCGATCGGTGGTCCGCTGATATGAATTCAGATTCATGGTTATCAAAAAATGTAAGACCATTAGTTTTAATATTTTTAGTTGTATCAACAGTACTCATGATATTTATCGACGCCGGCACAATTGCATTTGAAGTTGAAGCTAAATGGACAGACCTACTTCAATTAGTACTTATTACTGTTATAGGAGCCTACTTCGGCGGCCGTACCATGGAAAAAAGAGTTAAGAAATAATTTGTGATATTGCAAATAATTTATTATATTTAAAACAATGGCAGTAAAGAAATCTCTTAAGGAAATTATAGGTGAAGAATACAAACGGTGTTCACAAGATCCTATACATTTTATGCGTAAGTATTGTATAATACAACATCCTACGCGTGGTAAAATGCTTTTTAATCTATATCCATTTCAAGAAAAATCATTACAGGAACTAAAAGATCATCGATATAATATTATTCTAAAATCTAGACAATTAGGTATATCAACGTTAACAGCTGGATATGCGTTATGGAAAATGATATTTCGTGAAGACTTTAACGTGTTAGTAATTGCAACAAAACAAGATGTTGCAAAAAATCTTGTAACTAAAGTCCGAGTAATGAACGAAAATTTACCTAACTGGTTAAAAGGTAAAACATTAGAAGATAATAAATTATCATTACGTTATGCAAATGGATCGCAGATTAAAGCAATATCATCAAAAGGCGATGCTGGTAGATCTGAAGCCTTATCATTATTAATATTTGACGAAGCAGCGTTTATTGATCGTATTGATGAAATATGGACAGCAGCTCAGCAAACGTTAGCAACTGGTGGAGATTGTATAGCATTATCGACTCCTAATGGTGTAGGTAATTGGTTTCATCGTCAATGGGTTAATGCAGAAGCTGGTGGTGAATTTAACACAATAAAATTGCATTGGACAGTTCACCCAGATCGTGATGAAACATGGCGAGCCAAACAAACTCAGTTATTAGGAGAAAAGGGAGCAGCTCAGGAATGTGATTGCGACTTTATATCATCTGGTCATACAGTAGTAGACGGAGAAATATTGCAATGGTATTCAGATACACACGTAAAAGATCCTTTAGAAAAACGTGGCCATGATTCCAATTTTTGGATCTGGGAATATGCAGATTACAATAAAAATTATATGGTAGTAGCAGATGTTGCACGTGGCGATTCTACAGATTATTCAGCTTTCCATGTATTTGATACAGAAGCATGTCATCAAGTAGCAGAATATAAAGGAAAGATAGGAACAACTGATTATGGTAACATGTTAATATCAGTTGCTACAGAATATAATAATGCATTGTTAGTAATTGAAAATGCAAATATTGGCTGGGCGTCAATACAAGTAGCATTGGATAAAGGATATTCTAATTTATATTATTCATATAAACAAGATGGATATGTTGATGAAGATGTGCAATTACGTAAAGGATATGATTTAAAAGGTAAATCAAAAACAGTTCCTGGATTCTCAATGACATCTAGAACTCGGCCATTAGTGATATCAAAATTAGAAACATATTTTAGAGATAAAACACCGGTAGTACATTCAAAACGGTTGATAGATGAATTGTTTACATTTGTTTGGTTAGGTCATCGAGCTGAAGCAGCCCGGGGATATAACGATGATTTAGTAATGTCATTTTCAACTGGATTATGGATGAGAGATACGGCATTGAGATTGCAACAACAAGGTATAGATTTAAATAGAAAGGCTCTAGGGCATTTTGGTAAATCGCAAGGCGTTTATTCTGCTACTCAACAAACACCAAAAGAATGGCAATGGAAATCAGGAGATGATGAAAATTCTGATTTAAAATGGTTACTCTAATATTTATTAATATAGGTAAATTATGACAGATACTTCTTTAAGAGCACGATTAAGTAGATTATTCGCAACTAACGTAGTTGTGCGTAGAATTTCAAAAAATAGATTAAAGGCAGTTGATACAAATCGATTACAATCAACTGGTAATATGTCTAACAAACGGTATGTTGATAGATTTTCCGGTGTACATAAAGGCATGCCTGGATATGGTACATATAATCAAAATCAAACATTCCATACATCTAAAATAGAATTATTTACAGATTACGAAGCAATGGACATGGATCCTATATTATCATCCGCATTAGATATTTATGCAGATGAGTCTACGGTTAAAGATCCAGACGGAGATACATTAACTATTACATCACAAAACGATGATATACGAAAAATACTTCATAATTTATTTTACGATATATTAAATATAGATTATAATCTATGGCCATGGATACGTAATGCATGTAAATATGGAGACTTTTATCTGCATTTAGATATTGAAGAAGAAGTAGGAATTGTAAATGTAATGCCATTATCTGCATATGAAGTAATGAGAGAAGAGGGATTTGATGAACAAAATCCATATGCTCATAAATTTACTTTAAATAATACTCATGGCGGAGGTTCTCATAACTTTGCTTCCTTTAAGGGAGAGGGAAATATGCAAGAATTCCAACCATTTGAAATTGCGCATTTTCGTTTATTATCTGATACAAACTTTTTACCATACGGTAAATCTATGATAGAACCGGCCCGTAAAATTTTTAAACAATTAACATTGATGGAAGATGCAATGTTAATACATCGTATAATGAGAGCCCCGGAAAGACGAATATTTAAAATTGATGTAGGTAATATTCCTCCAGCAGAAGTTGATAATCATATTCAAGGAATTGTTAACAAAATGAAAAAGGTTCCTTATATTGATGAAAAGACCGGAGATTACAATCTTAAATTTAATATGCAAAATATGATTGAAGATTATTTTATGCCGGTACGTGGAGGGGAATCTGGGACATCAATAGAAGCTTTACCTGGAATGACATCAGAAGGCCAAATTGAAGATATAGATTATTTGAAAAATAAATTGTTTGCAGCCTTAAAAATACCAAAAGCATTTTTAGGATATGATGAAGGTGTAGAAGGAAAGGCAACTTTAGCAGCTGAGGATGTACGATTTGCAAGGACAATAGAACGTATACAAAAAATATTTACATCAGAGTTAACTAAAATTGCTATAGTGCATTTATATACTCAAGGATATACCGATGCCGATTTAGTTGATTTTGAATTATCTTTAACTAATCCATCAATTGTATATGAAAAGCAAAAAGTTGAAATATTAGAAAGTAAAATTGGCTTAGCTACAAATATGAAAGAATCTACTTTATTTTCACAACGATGGATATATGAAAATGTATTTGGTCTTAGTCAACATGAATGGAAAATAGAACAAGAACAGGTTATTGAAGATCTTAAACAAGACTTCCGAAAAGAACAAATTAAATCAGAAGGTAATGATCCGGTAAAAACAAATCAATCATTTGGTACACCTCATGATATTGCATCGATGCATGTGGCAACCGGAGGTGACTTATTACCAGGGCAAGAACAAGAACATGTTGCAGGTCCAGGTGCGCCGGAAAAACACCAATCATGGGGAACTCATGATTCACCACATGGCCGTGATCCATTAGCAATTAAAGCTTTAGGTACATCATTATCAACTGATAAATCACCGCTACAACATAATTACCGCGGAGGATCGCCATTAAGTACAGAAAATATACAAATTAACTCATTAATTAATTCAATGAAATCATCTAAAATTATAAAACAAAGTTTAATAAACGAAGAAACAGATATTGATTCTGGTACAATGTTAGACGAATCGCAGTTAATTGAGTAGTAAAATAATATTATAGCATATTTATTTAAAAGTATGATTATACAAGGCGACATTTCATGAAACGAATAAAACATGCAAAGGTTAAAAATACCGGCATTGTCTTTGAATTACTTGTAAGGCAAGTAGCATCTGATACAATGAATAATGAAAACTCTCAAGCATTGCGTATACTTAAAAAACATTTTAAATCGGATTCTGTACTTGCACAAGAACTAAAATTGTATCGTACATTATCTAATGAAAAGTTTTTATCAGAATCAAAGGCAATGAAATTTCTAGAAGCCGTAGTACGTACTCGTAAGCAATTAAATGAATCTCAATTACGTAGAGATAAATATAATTTAATTAAAGATTTAAAAAATACATACAATTTAGATGAATTCTTTAAATCACGTATTATAAATTATAAAACACATGCTTCTACATATAAGTTATTTGAGTATGCAGAAGCCGATGAACCGGCTCAATATACAACAAATAAATTTTCATTAGTAGAACATATACAAACGCAGCCTAAGGTAAAAAAAGATACATCGGCATTATCTACTCAACATAAAGACGTGCGTATATTAGCTTCAAAAATGGTAGTTGATAAATTTAATGAAAAATATTCAAACTTAAATGAATCTCAGAAACGTATGTTGCGAGAGTATATTAACAATGTAACAAATTCTGTTAAATTAAGAAAATATGTTGTAACAGAAATTTTAAATTTAAAATTGTTAATATCTAAATTTAAGACTAATATACCAAATAAAGTAATACGTATAAAATTAACAGAAGTTTCTAATTTATTAACTAAACTAGGAAAACGTCATTCATTGCAAGATAAAGATGTTTTAACAATGCTTAGATATTATGAATTAGTTCATGAACTTAAAAATGCAGGAGTTAAATAATGTGGAATGATGCATATTCAACAGAACAAAATCAATTTGACAGATTAGGACATCCTGGTATCATTACTACAGTATATACATACACTGGTGGTCAAGTTGACTTTACCGGATCTATGTATGGGTATGGCGCCGTAAAAGTTATAACGCATGCAGATGCAACTGCTAGTTTATCTGGAGGAGGCTCGGAATTGCCATTATCACATTTTGCAACTTCAAATGTAGTATATCCGCTATCGGTAAAACAGATAAAGGGAGCAGCTGCTAATCAAGCTAAAATATTTGTTTTTAAAGTACAAGGAATAGTATAATGAAATTGTTAGATGAAATGAAGCAATACTTTGAAGAAAAAAAATCAAAGCCTGACTTTTTAGACGTAGACGGTGATGGTAATAAAAAAGAACCTTTTAAAAAAGCTGTTAAAGATAAAGAAGTAGATGAAGCAGCTAAACCTGATTATCTAGACATGGATGGTGATGGTAATAAAAAAGAGCCAATGAAAAAGGCTATCAAAGATAAAGAAGATGATCTAGAAGAAGGTAATGTGACAGGTAATTTGGATGGCGGTGAAGGTCCACCAAAAACTCCTCGTGCATTTGGTAAAAAAGAAGATGAAAATGATAATGCAGAAGTATTTGATTATAAAAAAACATCTTCAAGTGATAGGCATTTTGAAAGTACATATAAAAAAATGATAGCTACCATGGAAGAACTTCAAGAAGTATCTTACCGCGATTATAAAAAAGATCCTACATCCACGCCTCAACAGAAAGTTAATAGAGGTATAATGGAAGTTAACCGCATGTTAAGCGAAATGGAAAAAATTGTTAACAACAATTTACGTTTAAAAATGGAAACTGGTATGCAGTCTGGCCATTTTTGGAAAGCAACTGGTAAGCGATTTGCTAAGATAAATGAACGTATGTTACGAGTTGCTCATAGATTAAAGGAACTGTCATCATGATAATAAATAGAACTTGGCAACAATTTGTTAAAGCAAAAGAAAATGTTAATCTAACATTACAAGAACAGAAACGTAAATATGCGGATGAACGAAAGCGATTTGACGCACATCAAGCATTTTTAAATTCTGGATTATATATGAGGGGAAAGTAAAATGAATAAACAATTATTAGTAGATTATTCAGTATTTGAAGTTTCACCCCAATCGATAAACGAATCATTGACTCAAAATAATGGCAAGTTAATCGTTAACGGCGTTTTGCAAAGAGCTGAATCTAAAAATCAAAATGGTAGAATATATCCAAAAGAAACGTTAATGCGCGAAGCTAGTAATTATGCTGGTACATTTATAAAAGAACGCAGAGCATTAGGAGAATTAGATCATCCAGATTCGTCAGTAGTTAACTTAGCAAATGTATCTCATAACATATTAGATATGGGTTGGCAAGGCAATGACTTGGTAGGTAAGGTAGAAGTGTTAGGAACTCCTGCAGGAAATATACTTAAAGAACTATTTAAATCAGGTATACGATTAGGTATATCTTCTCGAGGAATGGGATCTGTTAAAGAAGTAATGAGAGAAGGCGATGAGACATTGGAAGTACAGCCAGACTTTGAACTAATTGCATTTGACTTTGTTTCTAATCCATCTACTCAAGGAGCATTTTTATCTCCGGTAAATGAATCAAAAATTCATGTAACAAATAAATTTATTAATATTGAACGAATTATTACTGA